GATTTATACTCTTTAATTTTATTTAATAGATCAATTTTTGTAATTATCTTTTCCGTTATTTTCACCTCCTAATCTGCTAATTCCAACGCAAGAGTTTCAGATTCAATTATTACACCATCTTTTTCAATAGTGCATTTAACAGACAATATTTTGCCAATAGTAGAAGAATCACTAGTAAACTTTACTTTCTTTTGGTTGTACTCTGTACCAGCTCGCCATGATACTTTATCTGTCCAATCTTCATTATCAATAGAGCAAGTCCATGTAAAGGTTGCATCAGCATATTCAGTTGTAATATCTTCATTGGAATCATTGAATAGATTTACTGTAAGATTTTTATAAGAGCCACCGACCTTGATTGTTGAGGTGGACGCTGAAATTCTTGTTGTGATAGAAGATGGGGGAGTGGTTGGAGTAGATGGATCTGTTGGGGCGATTTCTGAATCGAAATAGTTTGCATACATTTCGCCTGTTTCAAAATTGACATAATCAGTATGCTCGTTAAAGAAATTGGTGTACAATGTAAGTTTTTGTAGCCCAAGTGGAGAAGCCGATTCACATTTTGTAATTTTCCACACCGTAGGATTCTCCATCAAAGCACTAACAATTACTCGCATATTCTTTGAATCATCGTCCGTATACCAGAATTTTTCTGTGATAGAATTCATCGGCAGTATCAACTTATTTTGGTTATCCGTATGCCCAAATACACGGTCAGTATAAACACCTGATGTGTAAGACATTTGTTGTCTTAAAACACACCACATTCTACGCTTGATACGTTTTTCATTATTTTTTTCCACCCACATAAGTTCATAGTTGGCTGGCAAAATCAGATACTTTGGGAATTGATTTGCAGGTTCATTTCTACAAATTAACCATTTATGATATACCCCTCTATCGTCAGGTAAATCCACCCAGAGTCCTATCGGAAATGTCGCAGAATAGCGTTTCCTAAAATCAGTCTCATAATAATAAAGATCATCACCTTCATTACAGGCTGACTTGGACGAAACATAAGATAGTATTCTACTTGATCTTTATCCATTGACTGATAAGATTTGATAATAAACTTTGCATCAATTTTTGTCTTATTGGTATTTTCATAAGTCATACCTTCAGCAAGTGAACGTGTGATTCCATGTTCGTCTGTGAAGAAGTCATCATGAAAATGGTCATAAATGTAACAGGTCGTGGAAGTAATACTGTTATCCCAAGTTTCTTCCATCAAAAAATCAGATTCTTCTTTATAAATCTGACCTAAAGTTTTCGCATTATTTGTTTTGGCGTTAGCGATTCGCCGTGCTGTCTGTAAGCTTGGCATCACCAACACCTCCTTCAAACATCTGCTTAATGTAATTGTGACTATCTAAAATAGCCCTACGAAATGTCATGTAATCAAACTCATCGGATGTAACTTCGTCATAAGCGGCTTGCAAAGTAGCCATTAGTGTGACCATAATTCCATTGTTATTAAATAGAGTCTTTGTTCCACTAAATTTAAACATAACATTGTGGAAAAATATAAGAAAAGCTTCATCATTCTCAAATATTTTTTCTTCTATTTGATTATCCTTATAAAGTAATAACTTATGGACATCGTTGTGCATTGCATGTGCAGCTTCTTTAATTTGCCTTTTAGTGAACGAACCATATATATATTCCATAGTTATTCACCTCGCACATATGAATTATTAATATATCCATGACTTGCAAGTTTTCTACTAAATTCATGCTGTAATGTATCTAATCTACTTTGCATATCTTTATATGGATTCTGCATGTTTTTTTCTTCTTTTGTTCCTAAGACTCTAGCAGTAAATTTTGCAGAGTCAACCTGTGGTTTTAACCATTCAATTGTCATTCCAAGAGTGAACAATCCTATAACATATTCCTTATCTGCAAAATCGCTAACAGGATATTGCATCTCAAATTCAATCTGTTCCATTCCGTCATCCATATTAAATGAAGCGAATTTCCTAATAACTCGTTCATCACCTGCAACCATGTGTAAGCGTTCAGTCCATGTTTCATTAAGATCGTTTTCGTCAAGAGAAAGTTCTTTCATATCTGAAATACGTCCTCTTGTTCGTGAAAAAATTGTTTCATATGGAAGCGTCATTGTGAGCCTCCTTTACTACATATTCAATTTTAAAAGTAACTCTGTTCCAAAAATAGAATCAAGCGTCTGAATTCTCTTAACAGAATCAAGTGTTCCGTCATCAACCATACTTGTTGCAATAGTTTTTAATGCTTCCTGTGCTCCAATTGGAAGAGAATAGATTGCTTTTTCCATTTGCGAAGGAGTCATCTTTAAAATATCTCTTAAATCATTTGTCGAGTGAAGAGTAGAATATAAATCATCAAGTTCTGGATGTAATGCGATAAAATCCGCATCCTGTACAACAAAACGAGGTTTAAACATCATCTTGTCACCCTTCCTTGCTGCATAATCCAAATCTCTAAATTCAATTTCCTGAACGTCATCAATATCTGCAAATGTATATAAAGTATCTGATTTAAGTCCAACATAAAATAATTCTCCTGCGGTAAGAGACACACATGGAATCATTTCTGTTGGCTCAAACTTCTTTTTTTCTGATTTCTTTTCAGCCACATCAGTATTAGTATTTTCTATTGCTTTTGTGGTGGTCTTTTTTGTATATGCCATTTATTTTTCCTTTCTATCCAATATAAAAAAGAGTGGCTAGATAAACTAACCACTCAACCTTATTTACTATTCAAGAGTCCACTGACCAAAGTACTGTGGTAATACTACCTCAACACCCATTTCTCTCTGAACTTCATATTTCTGGAAGTCATCAGCGTGTTCACCCTTCTGAGTACCAGACTCATAAATCTGAGTTTCACCCTTATCTGTAAACCACACGAACTGTTCCTGATTCTTTGCAAAGATAAGAAGTCTCTTATCGTCAATAAGTCTCTTTGTTACATCATTGAAAGCAAATCTCTGAGGAATCTCAATAAGTTCTGTTCCTTCGTATGTACCGAGGCGACCAGTCTTTGCAACATCCTCTTTCTGAGACAAACTTCTCCAATCAACTTCTGTAAGACCATTAAGTTTCTTCAATGCAGTCTTTGTACCCATAATAACAACTTCTGCACTATTAGCAGTTCCAACATCCTCAAGAAGTGTATCAAACTTGTCCTTAGTAGAAGCAGATAAAGCACCTGTTTTTACAAACTGAGAGTTGTTAGGTAACTTAGTTGCAGCACCATAAATTCCTGTATAGCAAAGTTCCTGAACTTTATATACAAACGCTTCTGCAATCTTATCTGTCAGCTCAGTAAAATCAATACGTCCAAGTAAAATAAGATCAATATCCTTACCAATCTTTACACCATACTTCTTAGTATGAATCTTGTGTGCTATACCTTCATTTAAGTACTGTAAAGTCAGATCATGGTGGTCACCACTAATTTCAGCAACAGCAAGCATAACCTTTTCTCTTGACCAAAACTCTTCCTCGTCGCCAAGTTTAACATTTCTCATATCTACAAAATCATTAAACCACTCAGATTCCTTGAATGCTGTATCTACCTTAAAATCAATATCAGACTCAAGTAACTCATATACTTCTGTGTGATGAAGCTCTAAGGCTCTTTCACGTCTCTTATTGGATCTAAGATCCTCTTCAGTAAGGTCGCATACCTCCATAATAATTTTACGGATTGCCTTATTTGCTTCATGTTTAGAAACCTTTCTCTGGTTTCCGTCATCATCGTACTCATAAATATCAATTCCGTGATTTAAGTTATATGTAAGCTTCTTAAAATTTTCATACTTAT